ACGTTCTCAATTTCAACTACCCCTGTGCGGAATGGCAATGAGTTGATTTCGATTCTTGCTTCTTGGCGTAAACGTCCATCGAAGGTGTTGCTCACGCTTGTGCTTGAGGCACCTGAATTCCAAGCCGTAGTCCAAGTGTTCCAAGTGATGCCGATGCTATTCCACACGGGTGAACCACCTGTCTCGGTTGTGATGACCGAGCTTGTGATGTTGGAGTTGTAGTAGTGCTGAAGAATCTCGTTGTTGCGTGGGCTTGCAGGAATAGTAAATCCCTGCGTGAAATCCGTGAACACCTTGCTGATGTCCTGTACGTTCTGCACCGATAGGTTGATGGTGATTTCTTCATCATCAAAAAGGTCAAGGCGAAAGCCATTGACGTAGAGGTCAACTTTGTTCATCGTACCAAAGAGCGTTCATCAAATGCGTAGGTGAATGTCAAGGTGTAGTTGATGAGCTTTTGGTTGACGTGCTTTTGGTATTCGATGCTGCCACGATCAGGCTGAACCGATACCCAATTGCTGCCATCCAACACTGCAACGTACTCGCTCATCAGGATGTCCTTGATGGTCTCATCGTAGTCCTGATCCACGAAGCCCGTATTTAGCGTCAGGCTATTGCGTGAGTTTACGTTGAACGAGTTGTACTTGCCCACCTCCAATGAAGGCGTTGTGAAGCCATCGTTGTAGATGCTCTTTTGGTAGACATCCTGCGTGAATGTGCCACGCTCATCGCTGCGCTTGAAGAAGGTGATGAAGTCGGCAACTCCGTAGCGGTTGATAAATGCGATTTGGTATGGCGTGTATCTCGGCTCGCAGATGAGCTTGTATGTTGCGATTATTGCGGTTGCGCCACTCGCATAGGTCAACTCGACATCGTAGGTGTCGTAGTTTGTGTTGTTGCTTGGCTTGATTGAACTGCCCCAAACCGTAGTGTTCTGAAGGTTTGCAGGGCCAACAGGCAAGTACACCACCGCATCACGTGAATCATTGCTCGGTGGGATCGTGATGGATGCGTTGTCGGCACCGCCGCCACGCCAAAGAATAGAAACTTTGGTGACCTCGTTGGTTGCGTTTTGGTAGATGGGCAATACCTCGTAGTTGGTCACCAACACCTGACGCTCACGTGAGGTGGCAAGAAGCGATTGAGTGACTGACGTTGGGGTGATGTTTGTCATCGTAGCCCATCCATCCGTAGTGAGGTATTTGTATGTTGACCCGCTTGCCCATACTGCGGTGTCGGGTGCTGCTCCGTTGTTTGAGTACCGCCAATCTCCCGTAGGCACTACCCATAGCACCTCACCTTGTGGGCTTTGCGTGAATCCTAAATCATTCCAAATGCTGAAGTCGTGGTAGAACTCCGAGCGCACAAGGTCGCTCACCTCAAAGTTGATGACTTGGTTGATGGAGTAGTCCTTGCTCAAAGTGTAGTTTGCAGTTCCACTTGGGATTGCACCTGAAGCAATTCTCAAAGACAAACTCATTGCTTGAAGTTGGTCATTGGTCAAGGCGTTATTCTTGCCCGTGATGAACTGCGGGCTGCGAGCCATTGTAAGGCTGCTTGGTGTGGCGATTACAGGTACGCTCATTCTTTCGGTTGTTGTAAGGTAAATCGTAAAAAGTCAGCCACGTCAAGAGCGTAGGCTTGAGCAATCTCCTGAGGGAGTTGCTTGAATTCAAGTCGGAAGGGATTGGTGAAAAAGCTTGTTGTGCGAATACCCTTGTTGTAGATGCTACGGGTGATAAGGAATGCCGTTGCGTCATAGCTCAAGAACTGACCCTTTTTGCCTTGCTCACGGCTTTGGAATTGGAATCGTTTTGCTCGAACCCATTGGTTGATGGCACGAGTCAAGCCACCCCTCATACCACCTTGACCTGACCCGAACCTGAATGGGCTGCTTGGGGCTTTGGTGTTTGAGGTCTTGCCCTGCACACCATAGTCTTGGAATTTCCAATAGGGAGCAAGCTCATCCATCTTCCAACGCAAGGCAAGTGAGTTGGGGCCGACCTCAATCTCATATTGCAGCGACTCAGAAAGGTTGCCTGTCACGTTCTTTTTTTCACGAACGAGATTGGCCTTCGCCTGCTGAACTACACCATTGGCAAACTTCTCAAGGCTTGCCTTTACGTTGTCTTGCCTTAGTTGCATTTAGCAGATGCTTATCTCGGTGTTTGCAAGCAGCACATCGAAGGACGCAGTCCATCCCGCAAGCAGGTTCTCAAAACGCTCCGTGAAGGGTTGGCACGTTGGGTTGCCGTCCAACTGATAAAGGTCGGAGTACAGTTGTCCTCTGCGAAGTTCTTCAACCACATCGTTGATGACGGCAAGCTGAGTGTTCAGGATGTCTTGCACGTTGCTCGTTCCGTAGAATGGTTCTGCTTGGCTACGTGGATTCTCTTTGGTCTCGTCAATGACATCCATACAAATGAGGCTGACGCTCATCCGAACAATCTGCCCCTCGAAGGACGCTTGGTTGATCATAATGTGACTCAGTGGAAAGATGGTCTGCTTGTTTAGGTCTACATCGTACACATCGCCAAACGTCACTACGTTGACTTGGCTATGGGCTTCAAGGGTGTCCTTGAGCTTTTGGGTGATGTCGTAGAATTGTCTCATCGTTTCAGTTGTTTTTTCAGAATCTTGCTCTCGGTTTCGATGCGGTCTTTTTCAAAGGTCAGGTAGGTGAATGCGAATGTTGCTGACATTTTTGACACTTGGTCAATCTTTAGGGGGTCACCTCCTGAGAGCTGATGGTAGATTGGAAACCATCCCCATTTTTTAGAAAATTGAGCAGCGGGGTCAAATTCATCTCCTGCTCCTTCGCTAAAGATATCAGAGAAGCGGTCGACAAATCTCTTCCTAAAGTCCAAAAAAAAAGCATCGCACCTATTGTTACATCGAGAGGCATCTCCTTCATCTGCTCTGCGTACTTATCAGAGCCTTCGTATTTTTCTATCTCGTATCGGTTGCCGAATGTTGCTACCACAGGGCGGAACAATACCGCCATTGCCTTGTGCATCTGAGGCCATTCGCTGATGTATTGGTCTACGTCATTCAACTCACCAACGGTGATCTCCTCAAGCGATGGGATGAACCCGAAGGTTTGTTTGCCGATAGTGAACTTCTGCGTAAGCGAAGGACGCTCTGCAAAAGCGTTCATTAGGATGCTTGTGACGCTTGTGAGGCTCGATGCCTTCATCTGAAGGATGACATCCATCTTCAACCCGCAGAAGATCTCAACCGCTTTGCGAGCCAAGAACTCGTCATCACCCTCAAGGCGAACGAACTTTTGGTAGTCTGCGAGTTTAATCTCGCTCATCTTATTTGGAACAATGAGCTTCATCTCTAAAATAACCTTTTGAATTTAACGTATGGCATAGCGTCCGTAGTTCGGACGGCTGATCTTGTTGTAGGTGGCGTAGCGCACCGCATCGATGGCGTGGTTTAGTGAATCGATGGGCTTATTTAGCAGGTTGCCGTTCTTGTCTTCTACCCATTTGTAGTTTTGCATCTCCTTGATTAGGTTGTTGCTTCGTGGTGTCACGAATATCTTGTGCCGCTTCAGCACGTCAATACCCACTATGACGCTATCTGCGCCCTTCTGCGTGGGTTTTACGTTCCATCCCATACGATGCAGCTCCTCAATGGATTTGGGTTCAGCAGAGTCAGCAAATACCTCTGAACGCCTGTCAAGGTTTAGGCTCTTGAGATGGTTGCTGATGTCGGGGTTGGTCAGTCCCGTTTGGTAGATGAGTTCATCAAGGTACAGGTTGTCTCCTGCTTTGTACACGGCTACGAGGGCGGTAGGGTCGTTGGTGTAGCCGAAGTCCATCCCATAAGCCAAGAGCGTTGCATCCTGTGGGACTTCTGCGTTGCCGAACTGAAAGATGGTGGCTCTGCTCATTCCACGCTCACCCAAGCCGTAGATGCGCCAATAGTCCTCATCGGTGTCCTTCAGGCGTTCAATCTCTGCCTTTACCCCTGCATCAAGGAAAGGGTTGTCAAGGTAGGTTGTTTGGTAAAAGGCACAGTCCTCACGAGGCACTACCTTGTCGTAAATCCAATGAAACGCATCAGAAGGGTTGTAGTCAAGGATTGCCTTGCCTTCGGTACGCAGTATGAGCTGCTGCCAATCCTCGTAGGTTAGCTCGTTGGCCTCGTTGATGTATAGTAGGTCACGCTTGCGGCCTCGTATCTTCTGCGGTTGGTCAAGGCTGATGAACTCCACAAGGTTACCATTCAGGTAGTATTCGTGGCTTGACTTGTTGTGGTAGTTCTCGTTGTATAAGTCGTGGTTGCGCAGTATCTCAAAGAAGTCACGCATTACCGAAGCACGCAAGGACGGGAAGGTCTTACGGCATATGGTAATGGTCTTATTCGTTTCTCGCTCGGTATAATAGAAAATCACCCAAAGCAGGATGTTGTAAGTCTTCCCGCTACGAGTTCCGCCTTGCTCAACGACTATCTTCTTGTCGCTTCGCTTGAGGTGGTTGAATACCTTATTGGTCTGAATCAGAGCCAAGCACTTCGATTTGGAATAACTTGCCTGTGTTCACGTCTACCTCTTGGCGTTCCACGTACCCACGCTTCTTGCCTTTGGTCTTTAGAAAGAAGATAGTAGCGGTTGAGTTACCGTCCTTTATCTGCTTATGCAGTTGGCTTTCTGCAAAGTCAATGGCTACGTCTGATAGTTCTTCGACTGCTGCTTTGTATTCAGGGTCGGTGTCCATCCACAGGTAGTGAGTGGTGCGACCTACGCCTACTGTCTTGCAGGCTGCCGTGACAACGCCTAATGACTTCTCAAGTGCATCAAGCATTGCCTTTTTATGTTGTTCAGTCCTGTCCATTTAATTTTTTGTTGTATATTCGCTTCAAGATGCGAGGGTAGTGTAATGGTTGCACACTTGGTATTCCAATCAGGGAGTGGCGTTCGAATCGACCTCCTCGCTCAAAGTAGCCCTCCTCTCTTGGAGGGTTATTTTTTGCCCCTTGTACATACCTGCTCCAATTTCATCTATTTTCTCAAATGGAATTACAGGATGTGTTAATTCACAATTCTTGTCAATTAAATAAACGTATTTTAATTGGTAGCCAATAATTGGCTTCCATTTTCTAAACTCAGAACTTATTTTTAAGTGATGCGCTTGTATAACGTGTATTGCTTCTCCTGTTTTTGGATTAATCCGCAAAGCGGTGTTTTCAGCAATTCCAACTAACTTAAATCCACTCGCCCTGTAAATAGTTCCATCGCCACATTGAGTACCATCGCTAAAGCTAATAACCCATTTAATTTGTGGGGCGTTCTTTTTTATTAGCCGTATGCTGATTGCAATACAACGGCTTTCAGAATACTTTGGGAGGTAGTCATCAAAAGCCATTCGGTTAAGCTCTATAAGCTCATTCCACCCCGTGTTCTTAACAAGATTTATAGTGCCGTTTTTGTTTATGCTTGGCCCGTAGCTCAAAACTCCGTGCAACTTGTTATCAAGGAATGCTCCAAAGTGCAGGGTACTGTTTGGCACTACCTTACCCGAGTAGTGATGCTTCTTTACAAACTCGTTCGCAATCTTGGCGGGAATTACCTTAACGATTATTTCTTTTGCTCTGCCCATTGCATAATGATTAAATAGAGAGCGTTGCCATTGCTATTCTCATTCCCAAATGTTTCGCAGTATTTGTACTCGTCTGTTGCTTTTATATCGCTGATGGCATTTTGTATCTGCGCAGCCTGCTCATCAGCAAGTGTGAATGTCATTTGTTGGAATGGTGATTTATCCCCATCAGGCAAAGAGAACTCATCACCAAACTGCTCTGCATTCAAATCGAAGCCACCAACATCTAAACCCCAATCCGTCAACGCTTCCACATCCCATTCATTGGCAAGCAAGTCCCAATCCCATTCACCGAAGCCTACGTTGTCTTTGATGATAAACTCACCCTTCTGCGCATCGGTCAGTTGGTCGGCTACAATGATGGGTATTTCTTTCAATCCTGCCGCTAAACAGGCTTTAAGGCGCATATTCCCACCAAGCACGACCATATTGCTATCTACTACGATTGGACGCAGCTCAAGCATTTCGGGGAACTCCTCAATGGACTTTACAAGCTTCTTGAACTTGTCATCCTTGATGATGCGTGGGTTGGTGGGGTTAGGAATAACCTGTGAGATAGGTACTCGTTTCATAATTAAATAACTCGGTTAGATAGATGGTGGTTGTGTGTTGCTTTTAGTAACTCCTTGTATTGGGTCTTGTCTCCCAAATTTACGTGACATTGCCGACATAACGCCATAAGGTTCTCAATCGTGTCTGCGTGCTTGCTACCTCCCATCCCACGTGCCTCAATATGGTGAATGTCTACGGCCTTTGATTGGCACACCTCGCAGGGAATCCAATCGGTGGTGTCGTAGCCCATCCCCTTCAGGTAGACCTTTGTGTGGTTCTTCATTTTTGGTAAATCCAACAATCGTCAATGAAGGTAGCGTGAGGTAGTAGCTCGTCTACTGCTTGGATGACTCCTTTCCAATTTTCGTGGTAATCGTCTCCTGCTATGTAGCCTCCCTTCTTTACTTTGGGAAGCCATAGCTTGATATCCTCTTTAACTGCTTCGTAGGTATGGGTTAGGTCTATGAACACCACGTCCAATGACTCTGCCTTGAACTTGCGGGCTGCTGCTTTGGATGTTGCTTTGATGGCCTTGTACTTGCGGTCACCCATATTCTCTACAAAGAGTTGGTAGATGTCTTGCTCGGTTGCGAGCTTATGGTGAGTGGTCAGTTCGTTTGGTGAACCCTTCCAAGTGTCTACGATGA